TCTAGGGATAATATAAAACTAGGGTAATCGTAACTATAACAACCCTAAGGTTTTTATCATCAGTTACCGATATTATTAATAGCGGTGACCTCGTAGTTACGTGAAAGGCTGACATTCTTAGCAACAGTGATACCCTCACCATCACCCATCATCACGATATCATAGCGCTCCTTCATCTTGAGTGAGCGAATGTCACGTGAAGGATCATCAAATTGATCTGTACTCATGTCATCCTTAACTAAAAGTGTACCAACCTCATTACGATCAATGAGGAACAGGTCAGACTTAGCTGGTGTAGCACCGCTCTTAGCTGTGAAGCTTACGAATGGTGAAACCAAAACATTCAGACCCATCGGAGCTGTTGTGTTTAGAGCGCCCTCAGCTGACTGAGGACGATAACCCCAACTTGTACCGACTCCTGAAGCTGCACCACCTGCGTGGAAAATGGCATCCTTGAGGAATACCGACCACATTAGCGGGTGCAAAATAAAGTCTGTAGGAACGTGATTTTCAGCCATTAACACGGCAGCCATGTCAATGATATCATCCCAGGTTACGGTACCGTTGCCATTGCCATCGATATCTGTACCTGTTGTGTCATCAAATGAACCACTGTCGTTATCAAAAACGACCGTCGCTGCATCCTTGAAGCGGCTAAGAGCGATCTGCTCCTTTAGGCGAGCCATGGCACGGCCAGCAGCGCGGACATGTAGACCAACAATGTCCCAAAGTGAGTCGGCTACGACTTCTTCGGTGAAAGCAAGCTTTACACCTTTCTTTGAAACCTTGCCCTCTACCTGCTTTGCGAAGGCGAGTGCTTGCTCTGGGTATTCTTGACCCTCAGGGATTTCTGCAGCTTGGATTGCATTGACTGCCGGGAACTCCAATGAACGCCCCTTACCAAGGCGAACTGTGGAAAGAAGTGGAGTCACAAGTAACTGTGGCTCTGCTGCTTCCCTCAGAGTGCGAGAAAGAACCTTGGGGAAAAGTGCAGCTGCATCAGGTGACGCAAATGCTTCCTTAATGGTTACTCTATTCTCTTCATCGATATGCCCGTCCTCAGTCAGTGCAGTCTCCCAAGCTGGGAGACCCGAGAGGAGCTCTTGGATTGTCTTACTCATCTTAGGATTTTCCTCCTGTGTATATTTGATCAGAGTGTTAAATTGACACGGAATGCGCCAATAACGTTGTTAACATCTAGGTTGGCTCTAATACCGAGCTTGCCGGTATAGTCACCGCTACGAGTCAACTCGTATACGGTCTTGAGTGCACCTGGATCAGATGGAAGCTGCATGTAGCTGAGAAGGCCATCATCAAAGTTTGTAGCAAACTTCTCGACCTCGATAACCTTGCCAACCTGCAGATGTGAATAAACAGCGCTGCTGTTTAACTGCTCTGCGGGAGTGAGCTTCACCGGACGGCCCATATGGTCCGCACGGATTGCATCACCAATAGCGAGGCTGTCGTTTAGACCCTCAACCATCGGGTACTCTACGTAACCGTGGGTGATGAAACCAGCACCCTGAGAGGTACCCTTGTCAAAGGGTCTGTAGAGATCATACTGGGCACAACCGATTGGGATTGAACGTGCTGGCACGTTCACCGTGTCGGTTGAACCACTTGTGCTGCTGGGTGTAGCTCCATCTAATGGATCCCAGCCGCTCATTGTGTCACCCCAGGTTACAGATGAACCTGTACCGTTAGCTGGGACAACACGGGCATCGCCATTTGTATCAGCGACGACCGAAAGAATAGTACCCTTAGTAATTACGATCTCAAAACGATCATCTTCACTGTCGTAGTACCATGTTGGAAGACCTTGATCAGGAAGCAGGTATGCACTGGGGGCTACACCCTCAGAAACAACGAAACGACCTGCACCGGTCTTGCTATGTACTTTGCGGAATTTTGCTAAACTCATTTTATATTCTCCTTATTTTTCAGAGTTTACGTCTACCCATAAGAGTGTCTACTAAAACCTGCTCGAAAGAATTGACAGGATCAGACTTTTCTACCACTTCTTCATCCAATGTTGTAACGTTTTCCTCCTGGAAGGAAACCGTGTCATTAACATCGAACTCATTAGAAGTTAAAAAGTCCTTAGCTCTCTTAGCTGCTTTAACTGGAAGTGTAGCCAAATCTCTAAGACTATCAGCAAGAGAGGCTGCTGTTCTTGGAGCATGCTCCTGAATAGCTTGATCTCTTTGTTCCATTTCTGTCAAACCTAAAGCAATTTTTGTATCCACAACTCTTTCGACAAGAGTCATGTGTAAAGCGCTCTTTAGTTTCGAGTTTTCATCCTTAAGTGATGAAAGCTCCTGTTCAAGAAGAGCGACCTGAGCCGTTAGCTGTGCAACATCCTGCTCATCACTACTTTCACTTGTGGTGAGATCGCTGTCTTGCTCAGCTTCCCCTTGAACCTCATCAGCAGTTTCTACTGATGTCTCTTCTGACTCTTCAGCATTTTCGGAATCTACATTTTGTACTTCCGCCTTTTCTGAATCGTTAGATGAGTCCTCTTCGACAGCCTCTTCGGTCTGCTCTTCGCTTTCCTCCGAAACCTGTTCGACCTCTTCGCTACTTTCAGTAGCTTCTTCCTCGGAAGACTCCTCGATAGCCTCTTCTTCTAATGTCTGCTCTTCCTCTTGTACTTCTTCTTTTGTAGAAGTTATACTCGAAAGATCTTGACTTAGCTCAGTGGCAACTGCGAGAATGTCCTCTTCTTTGGTGTTATCATCCATTATTAAATTCTCCTCAGAGTTGACTGTTTCTGAATCTTCACTAGATAGTAATGAATTCGATATGTTATTATCACTTTCGCTTTCATGAACCGCAACAGCGGAAAGAAAAGCGCCTTTAGTCTGTA